ATTTGTACCGTTGGTTAAATCAAAAGATGCAATGGCGCTAAAGCCAGTTTCATTACCAATTGTGCATTGTGCAGTATTACCATATTTTACATATGCACTTAGTGTGTAATACGTATTTGCTGAAACCGTAATATTTGAAACCGGTCTCTTATTAGGAGAAGAACCCACACTAGTCATTAAAAACGCACTATTTGTTCCGTCTGGTGCTAATACAGATGTTGCAACTGTGGTATTATCCTGAGTTCCCCAATAACCATTAGTTATATCTTTACTATACGCAAATAAATTCTTAGTTACACCAGAATTTGGATTAAACGTCACCTCATCAAATGAGTTGGCGTAAAATATTCCAGTATTAGCAATTCTTATTACATTAGCCATTCATTTTATCCAAATACTAAATCATAACTATTTGTGGCACCATTATAGTATTGGTACATTTGAGAAACATTATTTGCGTTAGCATAACCAACTCTGTTACCAACATAGATTGAGTTAGCTGAAGGTATGTATCCTGTGGTGTTACCTGTAATCTGTACAGCCGCATTACCTGTTGTTACTAGGTTGAGTGCAATATTGGCATCTGAACCGCCGACACCATATACTGGACCATTACCTGCTGCACCACCATAAACGTTTCCAAAATTTGTGATGACACCAAATCCATAAGATACTGAAAAGTTTCTATAACCAGCAACAGAAAAATTATGGTATCCGTATTGTTTAGTTACATAATTTAAGTTTATAGAACTATCAGAACCTTGTGCAGAAATTGTAGGACCATTACCACCAGTAGTACCTGTAGTGCCACCTGTTGCTTGTACATAATTAACTGCTGATGCTGTGTGAGATACACGGAATTGTTCTTGGCTTAAATCATTTGTTTGGAAACGGTGAGCACCTGTACTCTTGGTACTGTACGACATATCTATAGCACCGTCTGTACCAATAGAACGAATTATAGGTGAACTACCAGTCTGTCTTCCTTGGACTTGAACATAGTTTACTGTAGATCCACCGCCACCAGGAGCTTCAGATACTTGTAGAGCAGGTCCACCAGGTGTATAAAATGTTAATGCTGAAGCAATTGTTTTAACTATTGGATAGTTTGAATTACTAACAACAGCATAACCTGTGCCGTTTGATGAACCTGGTCCGGTAAAAGTAATTGTTGGTTGTTCAACATATCCAGAACCTGGATTTGTAATAGTAACAGGGAATATTGAATTTATTACCCAAGTAACTGTTACAGTTGCACTAGAACCAGAACCAGTTAATGTTGTTAAACTTACTGGCTGTGTTGATGGTAAACTAGTATAAAGTGTAGATGTAGCTGGGGTAATAGAAGTAATTGCTCCGGCATTAACTGTTTGTACAATCAAATTTGCAGCGTTACTAAAAGGTACACCTCCAACAACTTGTAAAATATCACCAACATTATAACCAGAACCACCATTGTTTACTGTGGCTGAAGTTGTATAATATAGTGTAACGTTTGCTGTTGCTTGAATACCACCAGGAGTTGTTGGAGGTGATATAATAACTGATGCATTTCCTGTATAAAAACCACCAGTTGTTCTAACAATAGATGTAACACCTGTATTAGAACCGACTAAATTAACACCATTGGCTGTCTGTATATTAAATGCACCAGTACCTTTTGGTAACATCAGCATAGATACGTTAGCATCTGTACCTTGTGATGAAAGAACAACTGAATTACCTGTGACAGCACCAGAAGTCTGTAAGTAATTTACACCACCTGTTGGTGCAGTAACAAATAAACCGTTAGCATTATTGGAAACTAGACCTACAATATTGCCTGGAGGAAAATATATACCACCAGTACCGCCGCCATATTGTAATATAGATAGTGATGTATTTGATCCTGCTGACGCTTGAATACTTCCAGTGCTAGTTACTTTAAATCCATTATCTGTCTGCACACCACCAACAAAATTCCAAGCAGAACCATATGTCTTGGTAAATACACCATCACCTAAGAAAATAGTACCTGAATTACCTGTTGTTGGTAATCCGTTGTTGATAGTAATTGAACCACCAGTAACATATACGTTACCTGTAGCACCAATACCACCTTGAACCACCAAAGCACCAGTAGTATTACTTGTTGTTGCTTGGCCACCCATGACAGTTAAATTACTGCTTACGTTGGTTGTACCACCACTACTTGGTGTAATATACAAATTACCATTTGATGCTTGAGTTAGTGCTGGATTTGACGCTAATGATAATGTTGGTGAACCGCTTATTGCTGCTATTGTTGTGGCCAAATATGGATGAACAGTAGAACTTTGTTCAATCTGTGCACCATAAATGTAAATACCACTTGTTCCATCTCCAGTAAATGATGTTGCACCGGTATTGTTGGCTGCATAGATGGAAGGTATCATAACTGATGCAGCTGCACCTTTTATTGCAGTCAATACTATTCTATACCAACCGTTTGATGCAGGAATTACTGTTGTGGTACCACTAGTCCAATAACCTCCGTTTGTTACTGTTCCTGCAACACCTGTATTTAAATTGATAACAGAATATACATCTCCTGAGGCTGAATCCGACATATCAATTTGTATATAATTGTATTCAGCGGCTTTGGCATAAAACGAGAAAGTATACTGTATGTTTGAAATATACGGAATTGGTTGTTTCAGTACATGAATTCCCGTAGTGTTTGTGGAAACTAATTTATATGCATTTGTTCCACCAAATGGGTCTGTTGTTGCAGATGTTAATGATACAGAACTAGAAATAAGTCCCCAAGGAGCGGTACCAAAAGAATTTGAATATAACAATAAGTTCTGTGTACTTCCTACAATATTAGTAGAAGTAAATGAACCGGCAGCCTGTGTAGTACCACCAATCACCATGTTATCAATAGTACCACCGGTCAATACAGCATTAGCAGTTGTTATGGTGTTAGCAACAATACCACCAGCCACATTGACTGCTGATGTAGAAGTATTTGCTACATATAAATTAGATGCAGCTGGTATAACAACAAAACCATTTGAGTAGTTATTTGCAGTACCCCACAACAATGATTGTACACCATTATTGAATGAACCCAAGTACCAAGTATTTGCAGCTGGTGTACCAATTGTTCCCCAACCACCAGCATTATGGTTTAACAGTATTTGATTACCTGATGCTCTAGAAAAGGAAGCAGTAGCACCAAAATATAAATTTGTTGGAATATAACCCGAACTTGTATTATCTCCATATTCTGCTCCGACTGTTGCCGGTCCGCCAGTAGTATAGATTTTTGTAGTATACGCATTAGAAATATAACTGTTACCAGAAACACCAAGACCACCCTGAACAACTAATGAACCTGTTGTATTAGATATAGATGCTACGTTACCTGTTGCAGTAACAACACCTGTATTTGCCCATGTTAGTGCCTGACCTGAATTGTTTGTGACCCAAGATGATGCTGATGTTGAATAACCTAATGCCCATGTTTGTGCTGATGGTGTGTTGATATTTCCAATTGAACCCCAAAGAGTACCAGGTCCATTCATTGAATAAACTGGAGCATTTGTAATATAAGACTCAAAATATTGTCCCGATGTTAGACCACCAACATATAAACCACCAGCAATACCAACACCACCTTTTACTACCAAAGCACCAGCAGCGGGTCCAGCACTCAAAATTGGTGCCGTATTAGCAATAACAACTTGTGAACCACTATTGACTGTAATCAATGAACCAGTATTCGGTAGAGCATTGTTTGCTGTTACCCACAGACCAGCAATGTTTGCATTAGCACTTGTCATTGCTCCTTGTAGTAGAGCAATGTTGACGTTTGCTTGGTTAGATACACCTTGTAAATAAGAAACGTTTGCACTAAGATTATTATTAGCCGCATTTACATAACTGAACAGTAATGTTGAGTTGGCATTTACAGATGCCAAAGCACCTTGAAGATAGATAGTGTTTGCTGATGCTGAATTTGCTTGAGTATAGGCAGCAAAAGCATAAGTGTTGATTGATACCGTATTGGCATTGACAGAGTTTAATGCACCTTGAAGATAGATGGTGTTAGCATTCGCTGTATTCAATGCACCTTGTAGGTATACCGTATTGGAACTAGCAGAATTTGCTTGTGTATATGCTGAATAAGAATAAGTATTGATTGCATTGAGAGAAGTATTCTGTGCTGCATCAATAGCAAACAAGTAAGATATGTTAGCATTAGCTGCATTTACATAGCCAAATAATAAGCTAGAGTTTGCATTAGCTGTATTGAGTGCATTTTGTAGATATATTGTATTAGCTACTGAAGAACCAGCAGTATTTTGAATTGTACCATCCGCAAATTTAACTGGTATGCCATTCAATACAAGACCTGTTCCATACTTGAATCTTGCTACTTCATTATTTGTATTTGTACCACCTAACGCAAAGATAATGTCGTTATTATATCCCGTAGACATTATCATGTTACCGCCACCGGTAATCGTATTACCAGTTACTAACCAATAACCATCATTTTTACCGATTAAGTTATAACCAGGGTAATTATAGTTAGATGAACCGAGACCAAGGTCTAAGAATCCATCGTTGATTGTTCCGTTATCTGCTGAAATGAATAAGTCACCAGAAGCATTAGCTCCAGAATTAATATTCTGTATGTTAACACCACCAGCATAGCCATTATAATTTGCTGTAAACTGGTTGATAATTTGTGGTTCCAACAAATAACCTGTTGGTATACCAGTATATAATGCATTGAAGCCGTTAGCTGTATAACCAAAGAATTGACCAGTATTACCTGTAATAACTTGTGTAGTTGTATTACCCGTGAAGGTAATGTTACCCGTTACATTTAAGTTACCTTGAATAGTTGTACTACCAGAAATAGTACCACCACTTGTTACAAAGTTATATCCTGTGTTTGCTCTAGGTAATATAAAAGCAATGTTTGCATTGGCTGTATTAAGTCCACCTTGCAAATACGTGGTATTTGAACTTGCAGAATTTGCTTGTGTATATGCTGAGTAAGCATAGGTATTAATTGCTACTGTATTGGCATTAACACTATTCAATCCGCCTTGCAGATATATGGTGTTAGAACTGGCTGAATTTGCTTGAGCATATGCAGAATAAGAATACGTATTTACACCAGAAATATTAGTATTCTGTGCATTATCAATTAAAAGTAGATAGGATATATTAGCATTAGCACTTGTCATTGCACCTTGTAACAGAGCAATATTCGCATTTGCAGATGCCATGGCACCTTGTAATAACAGAGTATTAGCAGAAGACCCAGCTAAATTAGCAGCTGCATATGCTGAGTAAGCATAGGTATTAATTGCGGCAAGTGAAGTGTTCTGTGCCGCATCAATAGCAAACAAATAACTTATATTGGCATTTGCTGATGCCATAGCACCCTGTAACAACAAGGTGTTTGCTGATGAACCTGCCAAGTTAGCAGCCGCATACGCAGAATAGGCATAATTATTTACAGCTGCAAGAGAAGTGTTTTGTGCATTATCTATAGCAAACAATAAAGCAATGTTAGCATTTGCAGATGCCATAGCCGCTTGCAACAATAATGTATTTGCAGAAGATCCGGCTAAATTGGCAGCCGCATATGCTGAATAGGCGTATGTGTTTATAGCGGCAAGAGAAGTATTCTGTGCTGCATCAATAGCAAATAACAAAGAGATATTTGCATTGGCAGTATTTAATCCACCTTGTAATAATACAGTATTAGCCGATGCTGTGTTAGCTGTGTTATATGCAGGTTGTATCTGTGGAAATACATTATTGGCTGCATTGTATGCTGATTGTGCTAATACTGTACCTGTATTTGCCTGTGCATATGCAGAATTGGCTAAAGCATAAGCCACATTGGCTTCGTTATATGCTGATGTAACTTGTGATGCATTGACTGAACTGGCACCAACAAAGGTAGTTGTACCTTTTACAACCGAAGCGTTTACTGGATTTATTTTTACGTTTATCATTTATTCTTTTTTATGGTGTGATGCCAATAACACCAGTAACTCCTGGTGATACGTGTATAACTCCTTCCAAAACTCTTGTGACGTTTTGGCTAGGGTCTATCAAAATCACATCATAAACAAGCTTCCCAGCAGGAAGATTGGCGGTTGTAGCTGAATTTGCTGATAATTGGATGATACCATTTGCTGAATCGTAAATGGATGATGTAAATTGTAATGCTATATTACTTGTGTAATATGATTTTTTGGCTTGGGATTGTACCGAAAACGAATAAAGATTATATCCAACAGAATTGGCATCATCTAAAGTTATTTGGGTTGTGAAGGTTTCACCCTGATTGATGAACTGGTCTTGGTAAGCAGCCATGGAGTCCTCATTAATTATTCTTATTATGAGGTTATTTAGTCAACAGAATGTCTTATGTCCAGGAGTAAAAACGCTTTTTGGACTCCTGGAAGTCGTCTGAAAAATTTCTAGCCCCGGACAAGGATTTTGAAATTTTAGGTATTTGCTATTGGTAAAGCAACTTGCATAATTTGTGACAAATCAACTGGATTAGTTTGTAACAAACCAAAACTTATCAAAGTATTTGCTAAATCAGATTTTTGTTGTATTTCTCTATTTCTAACTAATTGTGCTCTGATATTTTCATCCAATTCAGTTGATTTAGGTCTTAAACTAAATCTTGTAGTTGTAATAGGTTTGTTGACCAAATCAGCAATGAAAGATAAGTCTGTTTCAGAATCACTTCTTGCTTGTACAATTTCAACAGGAGTTGTATATTGTTTAATAAGATGTTCTAACTCTTGCTGATTTTTTGGTAAAGGTGCCACCAATGAAATGTTTATAATTGCTGGGTGGTTGTCAAAAGTCACACCAAGCATCCTATTATTTGCATCAAAATTTACAATAGTGTAATTTACTGTATTTGCATCCATTATTTTTTCATCCTTGAATAATTTAAGTTAATTTAGGTTACCCTTAAGAGTACCTCCACTATTATTTAGTGTGGTTGATGAAGATCCTTTGACTAAGTAAGAGCCTGCAGCTCCACCTGCCGCACCTCCAGCACCATTTGTTCGTCCTGTAGCGCCTGTACCGGAATAATAAGTTGATCCACCATTAAAACCTTGAGCACCAGTACATCCTGTTCCTCCGATAGCACCAGTACATCCTGTAGATCCGGCAGCACCTACTGCGCCGCCAGCGCCTCCGTGTCCGCCTGTGCCTCCTGTTCCTCCCTTACCTCCTTTTCCAGCGTTAGTTCCTCCGGCACTACCGCAAGCACCGCCTGCACCACCTGCGCCTGCTGTTCCAGCACCTGCAGATTGACCGTAACCAGCGCCTGCACCACCTGAACCTCCTGAACCACCACCTCCTCCAGCTCCTCCAGAGCCACCTGTATAATAGTTGGTGTTAGTGGTGTAATTGTGAGTATAATATGTGTATGGGTCACATGAATAATAATCGTAGTGATAAGTAGTATAGTACGTGAAATAATGTGGTGTATCACTTGTATGTTGAAGTTGACCTATGTGATAAAATGCAGTCAATCTACATCTCTCATAATTACAAACAGGGTAATAATTAGTTGACCCTACTTGTGAACCAACCATGTATGGACCACCGCAACCATTAAAACCGGCTCCAACACATCCTACATCATTACCACAATATACGTGTGCACGATTCCAATATGCTGTTGTATAGTCAAACCCACAATATCCGGCACGTTCAACAAATGAGCAAGCGTAACCTGATACACAAAAAGCATAAACAAAACTATAAACTGGGGTATAATAATCAATTCCGGTATATGGACCATTTGTTGTACAACCTACATGATGTTGCCGTGTATAACCGGTAAATGGACCACTAACAGTACCATTATCATAGGTGTAATAGTTGACTCCTTGACCACCTGTGCCACCCGTATCTCCTGTACCACCAGTACCACCATTACCGCCACCACCTCCACCACCTTCTATTGTTCCATAGTTGTTGATAGTTACTGATTGACTCGCATAGTTTGAAAGAATAGCAGTACCACCAATACCACCACCAGCAGTACCACCCCCACCTTCAATTATTCCATAATTATTCAGAATAACACTTGAACCGACTGGAAATTGACCAATACTCAATGCTGGAGTAGCAGAACTGGTTCCACCTACTGTAGCAGTAGAATCAACTAATACTTTGTATGTTGTTGGTGTGCTTGGAGAACCAAATACTGTTGAACTTAAAGTTAAATTTGTTTGTGTTGTACTGACATATGCGGCCGCATGAGCATTATTCATACAGACATTTGTGGAACCTACATTGGCTAATTTTTGAAATGTTGAACATCCAAAACTAAACGATGCACCAGCCGCTCTACCCAAAGCGGTATTAATATCAGATACTGAAATTTGTCCTGTTATAGGTGTGGCCATTTATTTTTTTAACTCATCAACTTCTTGTTTTAACTCTGCAATAGCTTGGAAAGCTAATGCACATAATTTTTCGTAATCAACTGCTAAAGAACCATCTGGTCGTTCTCTTACAGCTACTTCAAACCCTGCTTTAATAAGGTCTTGAGCAATAACACCAAAATCAGATTTTCTCATAAAATACTCATCTGGTGTATTTTGTTCTTTTAGATATTCATCTTTCCAATCGTATAATTTTCCACCAATTTCTGTGACCATATTTAGAGCGTTTGGTATTGGTCTAATATTTTCTTTAAACTTTTTATCAGAAGAATAATACGCAGTAATGTTGTTATATGAATATAAAGCACCACTTGATGGATTTACAAATAAATAATCGGTTCCATATGCGGCATTACCTGATCCCCATAATATTTGATAATTGGAATTTGAGTGATTACCATAAGTAATAGCTCCCAGATAAGTGCCAGCTGCTTGGTATGCAGTAGTTGCTGTAAATGCAGCAGATCCTAATTGATTATATGTAGCAAATCCACCAGCTGCTCCTGCGGCATTACCTAAAGTAGTTGCAACACTTGTACCAAGTCCACTTGTTACTTGTGAAAGTGGAATTGCAATAGGCGCTGTTGTTGCACTTTGTACACGTCCAGCCGCATCAACCGTAAATACAGGAACCGCAGTTGCAGAACCATAAGAACCTGAAGTCACACCAGAATTTGGATGACTGATTGTGAATGTATTTCCACTAGCTGTTATACTAACTAATTGTGTATTACTGGAAATAATCTGTAGTGTTTGGTTTGTTAAGTTTACAGAACCTGTACCAGTACTTCCAGAAGTATTTAATGTAGAAGATACTGCATTTGTTGAAATTGCTTGAACACGTCCAGCTGCATCAACTGTGACTGTAGGTATAGCAGAAGCTGAACCATAAGTACCAGGAGTTACACCGGAAGTTTGTGGCGATATTGTAAATGAATTTCCACTAGCTGTTATATTAACTAATTGTGTATTACTTGAAATAATTTGTAATGTTTGATTCAATAAAGAAACACTACCTGTACCCGTATTGGCTGATGTTGATAATGAAGAAGATACAGTATTATTAGCTATTGAAGTAACACGACCATAAACATCTACTGTTACGGTAGGAATTGTTGTTGTATTACCGTATGATCCAGCAGTAACACCTGACGATGTTAAATTCAAATTAGGATATAATGTGTTTCCTGTAACAATTACTGGTGAGTTTACATTACTTGTTACACTTACCACACCTAAATTGGCACGAGCAAATGAAGCATTTGCAACTATACTTATATTATTTGAAATATTATACAAATAATTAGCCATATTGGCTGTTGCAATTGATGTGGTACTAGTAGATATTAAATTATCTGTTAGATATTCGTTTGTTAAGATACGATAATAATTTGAATTATTAACATCTAATATATCCCAATATGCTTGAGATTCATTCCAACGAATAGACGCATTTGCACCGGTTGAACCACGTCCTACAGCAATAACAGCATTGTTTTGAGCTACAGATGTGTTAGCAGAAATGACAAAGGTGTTTGTATTGTATACCGTTGTACCATTCAATACAAAGTTACCATTAATAGCTAACTGTCCTAAAATTTGTGCATTACCGAATGTAGATGATACTTGAGTATTTGATGCGGTAATTGCTGTGTTAACAGTCAACGCATTAATCGTAGATGTTCCTCTGATTGTTTCTGAGCCAACACTAAAATTGTTTGTAGTAATAGTTGTGTTTGCCTGTATAACATTGGCATATAAAGTATTTGGTGTAACTAGTGTTTGTCCTGTTAGAACTCCAACGTTAACCGTATTTGCTTGTATGTTGTTTATTGTAGATGTACCAAGAACAGTTTCATTTCCTGATAGGTATTCATTAACAGCAGAAATATCATTACCAACACTTAAATAGTGACCGACTGTAGTATTTTGAGATACTATTGCACTATTTGATATTGTTGTAGTACCGGAAATGCTTACTGTATTTGATACTGTTGTTGCACCACCAATAGTTGTTGTACTGGCAACAGTTAAGGTGTTAGAAATATTTGTATTACCAGACACATTCAAATAACCACCGATTGTGGTGTTATTAGAAACCGCTAAACCTGTATTTGATCCTAAAGCCAATAAAAGGCCACCAATGTTTGCTTGGCCTGTATTAGTTAAACCTAAAACTGTATTTGTGAAGTATACTTGTGAATCTACACGTAAGTTGTTTTGAACATATGCAGAAGAACCTACACCAGCAACTTGAAAATATCCTTGAACAGTTGCATTACTTGTTTGTAACCCCAATGTTGAATCATTGAGATATAATGTACCAGTAGATTTTATATAACCATTTGAAACAAAGTTATTATGGTCTATTACTAAACTATTAGTCGTAGTAACCCATTGGCCAAAAGTATTGGAATAACTTATATTGGAAATTGTAACGGGAGTAAATGTAGCCATTTTAGCCTTTTTCTAATAGTTGCTTCATCATCTGTTTGATATCATTCATATCATCCTTGATTGAATTAATTTCTGTTTTGACTCGGCTTAATTCTTCTTTTTGAGTATTAATCATCTTTACTTTAGACAAGTAATCATTTTTTTCTTTAATATCGGTATTTATGAGTGCCATAGAATCCGTATCTCTTACAAAATTTGTTCCGGTAACCTTAACTAACATATTTAAATTCCTGTTCCTGGTGGTAAAGCAATCGCACGGATGTCTGTTAAGAACGGTGGATTTGTTGAATCGGATGCAGCCAAAACAACTTTGATAGCAAATTGACTGAATGAGTTGAAACTCTGACCTAAACTGTTTGTGTAAGAAATATTATTATTTGCTTGACCACTACCAAATACGCCTGGTGCCACTTCATATTCAATAATATTTGACAATGATGTTGAATACAAACCAATGTTTGTTACTGGTGTCATTAATTGCCAGTTGCTAGATTCAAATGGTTGTGTGTCTGTTGGACTTAACAATTTGTAATATACTAATACTGTGGATCCTAGTGGTTGATATGCACCGTAGAATACTCTCAAGTCTCCAGATACACTAGACGGAGCCAATACAACTTTCTTAGTGAAGTATTTAGCTAAAGAATTACCACCAGATGCAGAAGTTTCACCTTGTACAATGATAGATGCATTGGCATTACCAGCTCTTGTTGTTGGGTCAGAGATAGTAATTGTTGGTGTCTTATAGTAACCAGAACCTCTTGTTGTCACATAAACAGAAGTTATGTTACCTGTTGCAACGTTTCTGGAGTATCCTAGAACCGCTTGAGTTCCGTTTGCAGAATCTGGAGCTGATATTGAAATTGTTGCAGATGTATTATATCCTGAACCTGGATTAGTAATTACGATTGTGTTATTACTAATACCCATATTGTTGATATTATATCGTACAGTAAACAATGATACTGCATCATCAGAAATAATAGGACTTACGTTAGGATCAGTTGAACTTAATGTGGCATACAAAGAGAATTGATTTATAGCACCTCTATTCAAAACTCTTGGTCCTAAATTATCATTTAACCATACATTATCGGGTGTTGGTGTTCCATATTTTCCAGGATTAATTGAATATGTATTTGTCGGTGTATTACCATTAAATAAAGTACCTTGATAACTATAATTTAAACCAGTTGCTGTTGGTACAAAATCAGATGTTGTCACATTCAAAGCATCAATTCTTCTTTTTGGTGAATATGTGTTATGAAGGTTGTTTATAGAGTTTGCATCAATTCCATGATAGATATCATTGATACCTAGTTTTCTGTAAGGCAGATTTTTTGGTACACTAAAAGGTATCTGTGGTTTTTGTGTCGTATCAAAAACACAACGGTCAATCACAAACATCAAATCTTTAGTTTGGTCTGCTGTCCATGTAATTGAATTTTGAGATTCAAACAAAGCACCAACATAAGGAGCTGCACCAATCTTTGTTGGTGAAGCTGGGTTGGCATCTGTAGGATTTGCTTTTGCTGTTGATGGTACAGCTATTTGATTTTGTTGTGCATAATACACTTGATAATCAGATGAACTTGATTGTAACATAATAGCATACAATACTCCAGGACGAATATAGACTGGAGCCTGGAACATAAATTCGGTATATGTTGCAGAATCTAAGTAATGTGGTGTAGTTGATGTTACAACTTGATTAGGATTCAACACAACTGTAGAATAATCCAACACTTGGCCGTTTGGATAACCATTTAATGTCCCAATAATTGACAACTTGATTGGCACATTTGTAGTAGGCTTTGAATAGAAAAATAACTTAACAGAATTAATAAAAATACCGTTAGGATAATTTTGTGCTGAAATAATAAATGTTTGTGCTAAAGGATCAATATTTCCTTTGACCGCAGCCGGTATAATAGTAGATGTTACTGTTGAGTTTGTACCAACCAATGAATTGTTTATTTGATTGGATTGTATGAATACTTGACCAGAAGAATCTACTGATGGAGCAAAATCATGTGATTGTGAATTTGATTGCAATCCAGAAGCATAGAAAGTAGATTCAGCATATGTTGTTGCAGATGAAGGATCATTAAAGGTACTTCTGTTATCAACACGAAATATTCTTTGGCCTGTCTGAAAAACACCTGGCGGAACATTAAAGATACCAACAAAATTACCAGCCTCATCTGTTGACAATGAAGGTGGTGCAGTACCGTTTGTTATTGCTTGAGATATGTTTGTGGCAGTACCGTTAATTGTGTATTGTGAAGCAATTGGTCCGTAGAAATCATTTGTACCTAAAGACAGATTTACTGTGTTTCCTGATGCCAAATAAGCAACCTTATTGACAGCATCATAGCTGGCTATTGTTGCCTGATAGGTGTAATTTACTGAATATACTTGAGTTGTCATTTATTGTTCCAATGAAATCTGTTTAATATTTATTATCAACTAGGACCATCACCGCCACCACCGCCACCATCACCGCTGTCATTTGGTTGAGGTGCAGCCGGTATCACAGGATATGATGGTTGTGCCGGTGGTTGTGCAGCTACAATAGATGGTACCGCAGGAATTACTTGGGTAATGTATTGATTTGTGATATTATACACGATTGGTGGTGGTGGCACAATTGCTGGTGGAGGCGGAGGCGGTACATATGTACTCGCAATTGTCTGTTGGTAGACATAACGAGATGTTATATTGATTACTGAACCAGCATAATAATTTGATACTGAAGATGCATCAGCACCCAACTGTATCGCTGTTACACCAGTAAAGTATGAACCACCGCCTGGCATTTGTATCTCACTACCAGCATTTGTATATGATAGACTTGGTGGATTAACTGTTGTGAACACCAAATTACCAGCACTATCTCGGATAGTCAAAGCAAAACCACCAGAACCTGTACCACCAGTTGTAGTACCTGACCAACTGATTGTATGATAACCAGTTGTCAATGCAGCAGCTGTCGTATAGGACGATGTTGTAGCATAACCAGTCACACTTAATACTTGAGATCCATCCAAACTAATGGCTGTTGTTCCATCAGAAGATGCTGTGAATGTGTAATAATCAGAATTTGTAATGTTCAGTTGGAATGAAGCACTAAACGGTTGTGAATAAGATGCATCACCCCAAACACCATATTGATTTAAGAAAGAACAATATGCTGAATTTGTTTGTACTGAAATTAAATTACCTGAGTAACTTGTTCCTTGTGTTGTAACATATGTACCACCGACACCTTTGATTGTGCCGGAATTTTTGATACTAATGATTGCACTTGAAGAAACTGTACCAGAGGCTGTAGCAGTACCATAAACATAGTTACCGTTTTGGTCAAAATTACCATTCTGTAGTGTTATTGTACCAGGCAAAGTTAAGTTGTTTGGTAGTTTAAGGTTCTTGGCAATGTATAATCTAACAGCACCAGTACCATACACATAAGTAGAAACTACACGACCAACTGGATAGAATGTGCCTGTGTTGCTGACATAGTAACCTACAACATCATCTTCAGCAAATGTTCCTGAAACACTTTGTAACTCAATAGTGTTTGGAGATATCATGTATCTGTCAACGTTTGTTCCATCAAACCATGTCTTAACTGGTGTGTTGAAAGCTAATCCTTTAGATTTAACAATAATTTGTTGAGGTCTAATATAAGGTAATATAGCTGAATTCGTTAAGAATCCATTATTTGTACTATATGAAGATGGTACAGAAGATTGACCAGATGCAGTTGTTATCGTAGTTGATTGACTTTGATAATTTTGTGTACCTGTTGTTGTACTTGTAAGTGTTGGTGCAGGTGAATTTAGTGCAGCTGCATTGTTGTTCAATACTGTACCAGGAATAGCTTGCCAATCTGTTGAATTACCTGCTGTCACACCATTAGTTTGCTGATATATCTGCATTGTTGGATCTGTAACAAGTACAGGAGCCGCAATTTGACTATCAACCCAATTGTCAACTGGTGGATTCAGTTGTTGGTAACCTTCTAATAATGTTACTGAGAATGGATTTACCGATACTGTGCTACTTGCTAATGGTTGTACAATCGTATTTGCTTTTGTAAACGGCAAAGTAAATATATTCGTTTGTGTACCATTGATACTAGATATTTGGTAAGTATTTGTGCCTGTTGATGTACCAAGAGAATTCAATGCAACAGGATTTTGCAATTGGAAGTTATTGACCGTAGCCAATGGACCTAATTGTTTCTTACGAATATTGATATTCGCCATGTAATCAGGATTTTGTGTATCTACAGTTGCAAAAGAGGAGAAGTCATCAACCAAAATACCATAATTTGGACGTGTGATATTATTCACATCAGGAATCTGCGCTGAAGCCGCTGTAGACTCTAATAAACTTAATGATGTATAATATTCTAAATTATTAACACGATTCTCTAGGTCAGTAATATCACTCTTGACCCAACGTTTGTGTATAACTTTATTAACGGATAAGTTTGTAGTTAATCCTACATTTCCTTCACCTGGAACATATGCAGTATATGGATCTAATGATAGATTTGCAATGACTAAAGAACCATCAGGCTCTGTAGGTAATATAGGTGATACTGCTGGTGAACCTTGAATGATTTGGAAGGTATTGTCTTTAGTTAATACCAATTTATCTTTTCTAGCAAGATAATATGAATAGTCTGATACATAACTACTCAAATTAGTTGGAATTAAAGTACCTTGAGTATTATCTGTTAAGTTATAATCCCATACATATGACGTTTGGCCATTTTGTCGTGTTGGTCTAAAGTCAATACAATCTCTTAGGTTATATGTTGTGCCATGTGTAGAAATAAACACAGGAATCTGAGCATAACTTTCTGGATATGAAGACTTTGGTGACAAGTATGACATCACACTAAAATAACCATCGCCACCTGAATGTGAATAGTAATCAAATATAACCAAAATGTTACCTGTTGGTAATGGTGCACCTGGTAATAAAGTTATACCTGCATGGTCATAGAAATTATCTTTTTGGCCATTATCAAATTTAAAGTTATTTGTAATGTCGTAAGTTGCTGAGGATAATATTCCTGAAACGGCTGATGGTGCTAAAGCTTTATTCTTTGTATCAACAATCTTTTTAATCTTCTTAACATCAGAGACATACAAAGACATTCTAGATGAACTAATACCAGCATTAGTGATATATGCTTGACCACTACCTGTTCCTGGAGTTGATGGTGCATATAGAGATACGTTTGTGCCAGAAACACTTGTAAATGATGCAGCCACATTACCCGTATCACCTGTCACCAAGTTCTTAATCTTCAATACTTGGCCAGAATCGGAAATATTATCACCACTTGATACAAATACATTGGCTATAATGTTAACAGTTTTACCCGCATATAATGTTGTTGCAAAATTTACTGTTGTTCCATTTGTTATGGTTGTTGTAACAGAATCAACCATATCCAATATATTACCTGTTGATGTGTCAATAACTGTGAAATTTTGTTGTACGGCATTTGTAGACAATGTTCCATTACCAATAAACTTCGTAGGTCCAGAACTGATAGTTAAGGTAAGTCCAGAACCTGAGAATGTTTGATTGCGGAATATTCTTGTTGAATAATAACTAGAATTAACTACGTTGGCAACATATGAATAACCAATTGGGAATATTAATTCTGGTCCTTGTGTATTATTTAATATCGTGGCACCAGTTGATATGCCGTTTGTTTTACCACTTAAAGCAATATTTGCATTAGCTGTAAAAGCATAACCACTAGTTGGTTGTTTAACAATAGATTGAACAGCACCATTATTAAACGATAGTGTGAATGTAGAAGATGATGTTGGTGTTACTGTAAATGTATTATCTACAGTAAATGTTTTTGTTGTTCCTGAAGTAGTATAAGAAATAACTTTTCTTGTGTCAGTTGTACCACTTGTTGTAACTGTCAATATTAAACCATAATAAGCATTAGCAACTGTTGAGTATAAACTACTTGTATCATTAATAACAAGTGTGGATGTTGTGCCACTATTTGCGGTATTACTTAGACTGTTTGCACTAATATCAGACACAAATGCATTGTATACATAACTCTTTGTGTTTGAGTTTGTTCCTGCGGATACGAATTGTAAACCTCTGATAAAACCAGTACCTACTTTTGTTGAATTGTATGTTGCTGAGTTAGATGTTACAATGTTTGCGGCTGGAACGCAATGTAAATCAATTGGTGTTATTAATGTTGGATCAAAACCAGTTGATGTTCCTGTACCACCAACCGTATCAACAATAAAATAATTTCCGTAATCCATGTATACCAAATTCTTATAGATTTGGTTGTTTGCTCTGGATCTGTCACTTGTTAAAGTAATTTTAGATTGGTTCTCTACTCTGTAACCGTGTACATAAGCAATACCAGGACCAACTGATAAATCATATTTGGTTGAATCACCATATGCATTTGATGCTGGAGTTAATTTGAAATCTTCAACAATGTAATCACCGTTGGTTTCATAATCACGTTTGGCAAAATAGTCATCAATCGTTGAATATACAGTACCATCTACTTGTTTAACAATACTACCAGCATTAATTCTTAACAATTCAATGAACTGGTTATCATTACCTAAAGTCAATGGCAATGTAGATAATGTTAATTGAATTACATAACGGTCAGCACCAGGAGCCTGATAGTTTGATGCACCAAGAGCAGGATCTAATAAAGAAACATCAGAAATATAATCATAAATTGTTTCTGTAATTTGTAAACCAACACGATAAGATGGTGAATTGTTATACTTATTAAGAATAATGGTTTGTGGTGAAACGTTTACAAAGTTACCAATTGAGTAATTTGTATATGAACCATCAGCGTTTTGTGTACCTGATTGTGAATAACCGTTAACAACATAGAAAACACCACCAGAAATTGAGGCTACTGAAGAATAACCTGTTGATGATTGTAGTGTGGTTGATGTTGAAACTGTAGCACCGATGTTTGTACCATCAGTTGGTAAAATTGTCATGTTGTCCGTGAATTGTGGACCTGATATGTAAGTTACAATCAATGTTGGTGGATCACCTGCAACTGAACCAGAACCTGTTGCTTCTGCTGTTGCAATAACTTTAGCTAATACAGTACCAGTAGAATCTTTAATGATTTTATTTAAAAAAGAACTAGCAGTAACTGTAACGTTATTGTATTGTGTATTTAATCTGATATAGTAACAATACAGATTTGTTGTTACTTTACCACCAGAGATTGGTGTATTTTGAGAAAAGATACTACTGGCAAAATCCGAAATCTGATTTTGTAAAATTGTTTGAGATTGTGTTAATTCTCTTGCTTGTACCGCAGAACCAGGCTTAAACAATATACGATGAAAATTCTTTGTTGGATCAAAATCATCATAGTACGGACTTACGTTGAAATTCAGAGACATTTTTTTATACCTTTAGTAACTTAATATAGCCTTAAATTGTTCTATACCGTCTGTACTTCTATATATTGCTGACCTATTTTCAATGTATATAATAGATCCTGTGAATAGTATGAAGTTTGGTGTGCTGTAGGACAATAAAGTTCTTGTTGTTTTTGACGAATTTCCGTATACAGAAGCATTGATAATTGGACTACCTGTTATATTTATGAGGTTAACCACATTGGTTGCCGAATTAAAACTCAATACAGTTGCAGTAAAAGTGGCAGTAGCTAAGGTAGGTCCTTGGAAAATAATCTCATCTGGTGTAAAACCACCAAAACCTGATGCAACCACAAAATCGGTTGTAGCCTTATACACAGATGAATTGGCTGGATAAGGATTTGAGGAATAGTCTGAGGGATTCACCATAATACCAAATTGTCTATAACCAATTGATACTGCTGCACCTGATTGTGTTGTAGAGTTGGTTGGAATATTACCATTTTCAGAACCATCAAATTCAACAACATACATCACACGAGATGGTGAGAAGTCTACTGATGGATCCCATCCATGGCCAAATAATGGTGATGCAGGCGCTATGGCAACTGCACCAGAACCTGCGGTGGAACTGATAGTTACATTCGCATAGGTGTAATTTGCGCCAGGATTTGTAACAACAATATCTGTAATTACACCATTACTCACTACAGGAGTTCCTGTTGCACCTGTACCATCTCCAGTCACAGTCACAACGATTGCACTATTGCCTGGATCATATCCTGAACCGCCATTAGTCACATTGATTACGTCAATTGAACCAGTACCTACAGCCGACAATAATGGATTTTCAGAAATTGGTGCTGGTCTAACAGGCAACCAATTGTTATCCATAAACTTGACTTTTGAACCGGTATCAATCGTGTATATGTATTTCCACTTATATCCGTCTATACCTTGGTAGATATTGTTTGTGTTATATGTACCTGGTTGGAAATATGGTTCTACGGTTGATGCAGTACCGTTATTGTTCCATAGACACTTAAAAACTTGGTCGTAACGATTTCTAACATAAAATTCAAGTAACAATAATCCATTTACATCAGTAGCAAACATATCAATGTCATCACGGTAATAATCGTAGATAGTTCCTGTTGTCCAATCAAATCTTTGAATGATTGGTATGATATCGTTTGCTGTGATTCTTTTTAAAGCAAAGATATTCTTGTAAAGACTTTTAACACTTCTTACATCTTGTGTAGGAGCTGGAGGGTTATTTTCATCTGGCCATGGATCAGTTCTTGCAATAAATCCATAAAGTGTACTCAATGGAACAGTATAATATGGAGGTAAAGTAGCAACTGGCGCATAGTATTGTTCAGATACTGAAATCGTTTTTGCTGTGTGTGTAAGTAGTGATTGATTAGCCATAGTATGTATTTATTAAGCGTGTGTGACAGCAACAAAAGTATTTTGTGTAGTACCATCAATACTCATATATCTTACCAAGATTGTTGATGTTCCTGGTATTGCATAATTGGTTGCATTGAGTGTTGAATTTGTTGCAGAAAGGCCGTGTGTAAATGTCTGGTTAGTTCCAGAAGTATTTGTGATCCATGCAACAACTTCTTTACCCGCCAACAAATTAGTTAATGTCACAGTCAAACCTGTTGCGGTCTGAGCACGAACTAATGAATTGTTTGCAAAATCAATAGTGATAGCTGTCTGAGCACTTGGATAAACTAATGGTGTGTAGACAAATCCTTTTTGTGGGTTAACATAACCATAAAACTGTGCATCTAAAGCATTAAAAGTAGCAACTTGTATTGGTGTATTTGATCCAATTACATTATTATAAAATACTATTTGTGAACCACGAGCCGTATCTGTATAATTTTCGGCAGCAATAATATCTATTCTACCAACACCTAATGGTGCAAATCCTGTAGTTCCGTATCCGTTGCCGGCAATTCTAAACAATACATCACCATTTTGTGATGCTGTTGGTGCATCTACTGTACCTCTAGCACTTCTGCCTGCAATAATAGAATATGCTGTGTTTTGATTGACACCAAACGAATCAATAACAAATCTACCAGCAGTATTTGCTTTACCCGATAGATGCAATAATGTACCTGCTTGTGAAGGTGTCTGTACATTTGCAGTTGCACTAATCGTCATTGCAGATTGCGTTGATGTGAATGTAGTGTTTGTCAGAACAACTAGTGCGTTCATATTAACAATACCAGATACACTTAATGTGCCAGTAATATTTCCTGTACCATTCACAATCAAATTAGCAATATTCATTGACTGTGCAATTGTATTACCTGAAATATTTAAATTGTTTATATTAATAGTTGCTGTGTTTTGAACTGCTGTGTTTGCTAAATTAAAAGCTGCGGTCAAAGTTGTTGTATTTGCAGAAGCTAACACCGTACCATCAGCAAAATAAAATGGCATACCATTCATCATATACAAACCGTTTGCAGTCATCTTGGCAATTATGTTTGATGAACTACCACCACCTGCAACAAACCTAACTTCTCTGCCTGAAGTGGTTGAACCTACAATCAGGTTACCACCAGGATAGTTTGAACTAACACCTTGAGCATAGATATAACCATCTAATGGATTAACTGCCGTACCAATGTTATTGAATTCTTGGCCTGGCTGATAATTCTTGTTTGCATACCCCATATCAATGAAGTACGTTGAATCTGAACCTGTATTGGCTGTTACTACTATATCAGCAGAACCACCATCATTAGTATTAACCAAGTTTGTTTGAATGTAAGACTCACCACTAGAAGAAAATTGTGCAACCGTATTAGGTAAGTTTTGTTGATTTGTACCAACATTCAATACTTCATTAGAATACAAACCTTGTGCTAAAGTATGTACAGTCAATTGACCCGTTGAAAGAGTAGGAACATCTACACCTACAAATAATGTGTTTGATGTGTTGGCATTAATCTTAGTTATTAATGGCAGCTGAGTAATTTTTGATGAAGGCATTTATTTTCCTAATTTATTAAAAGTATATTACCATCTTCAGTTGTTAGTGTTACCCCATTTTCTGTTGTCAATTCCACAAATTGTGTGTTTGAACTGGAATTGAATATTTGAATATGTGGTGCAGTAGCTACATATGTTCTATTTACAGATATCAACGAATTAGAAATACTTGAAGTTAAGTTCGCTGAGAAGTAAACAATATTATTAACATTATCTACAGAAGTTGTTGTGTAATTGTTACCAGAAACTCTTACGATATCACCTGTACGAACAATATCACCTAATGTAATATTTGCATAGTTGTTATAATATAAACTGTCCTGGCCGCCTTTTACTATACCATAAGTGTTGGTAATACTGTTGATATTTATGTAGTTTTGACCAGTATTTCCTGTTACATATGCTACATTTCCAAAAACCACCCAAGTGTTTGATTGTAGTACGACCGTATTTGATATATCATTGGCTGAAACGACCATGGAACCTAAGGTGTCACCATAGGTTGTTGTAAACCTAATATAACTTCCTGGTGGCACCAAAACACTCATAAGTTCACCAACAGGAATGTTTGAGAATTGTAGTATATTATTACTTGGATTACTAAAACTTCCTTGTAATGTCAATTGTGGATTGTTTGTTCCAGCATAATCAGATAGATTGTTACCGGTATAACCAGTATCAGTCATTGCAAAATTTATCTGTGCATTTGATTTAATTGCATATCTACCAACAATATTCATACCAGATGGGTGTAATAAATTGAGTAGTATATCTCTATATTTTTCAATTTCTTTTTCAACCGTAATTTGGTATGTGTAATTGTTGTAATTTGAACTTTGAATTATGTCAAATCCACTTGGCTGACCTTGTGAATTGATGTATTGACCTTGACTAATCACTAAACCATTTAAGAATTTGGCTGTTGCAAGAGCTGTTCCATCTCCATATTTCCTTACACCAGTCGCATCATAATATGAATTGTATTGTGTATTTGCCATCACCATTGCGATACCAGTATTTGATGCAATCTTTAATGGTAAAGATGGGTTTGGACTTGAAGTGTAATTGAATACCCTTAGATTGTATATGGAATTTGCTGGAGTTGAATAACCCTGTAATAATGTAATTGAATCTACAGTTGCAGTATAGGTGGCCACATTTGTGTTGGCTCCCTGATATACTTTTAAACCTCTTTGTGGTAGATTTGAAACAAATACATTAGAAACAACAATATCTTGTACTTTTAATGATACGTTTGGTACTGCAACATAATCATCACCAGGATAATTCAAATTAATTGTTGTAACAGATCCTACTCTGTTTGTGACAACTGAGAATTGTGCACCTTGACCAACAATTCCTGGTACATACAAAGATGCAGGTGAGGTGTTAGATGTTGTAATAGAAACGGTTGGTAGTGAGGTTGTTGTATAACCTAATCCACCCAAAGGATACAAATCAGAACCTTGACTATACACATAAGAAACAGCCGTTATAGCACCTGTTCCACTAACATTGGTTACGTTTGCATATGCACCATAACCAGAACCACCAGTGATAGTAATTTTATCATTAACATGATATCCAGCTCCTGGATTTGTAATTTGAATTGGTGCTAAAATACCAAAAGTACCTAAATCTGTTTCATTGCCAACAATATCTACGAATACGGATTTTGGAGAAACAGTTGGTATTTGTGAGATACCGCCACCACCATTATCAACAGTTACCGATGATATTGGATAAGTGTTGAATGTTGCAAAGTTAAAAGCTTGTGATAATGTAGTATTTGCGTTGGCGGTATAAAAAGATATTATATTACCAGTTAAATTTGAAGTATAACCAATCACGTTAGCACCAATAGTTGGTGTACCAGTTACATAAGTTAATTGAACTGTGTTTGCAGGTGTATTTGCTTTTACAACTGTAGACTTAAATGTAGCACTTGATAAGTTAGCCCCTTGATATATAGTTTCACCAACAGTAAAATTAACAGGTTTAATTAATGTTATATAAGAACCAGATGAGAAAAAATTATATTGTGCATTTGCAATTGTTACATTAGTAGCTAAAGCAATAGAATCTAATGGTATTAGAGATACTATTGAAGTGTTAGCTAAAGATGGATCAACAGAGACTACAGAAGCGTGTGCTTTAGATACATCTGAGCCTGAAATATTAATATTTGTATAATTGGCATAAGCAGGTTCAACTTGATTTACCAATGGTGATAATGAATAACCATAACCACCGTTGATTACATTGATACGTTGAATTGAACCTGTAGTTGTTGAACCAACAGATGCATTTGCACCAACAGGAAATTGAACACCACTATTCAATCCACCATATACAATAACTGGATCACCTACTGAATATTGTAATCCTCTATTGAGTGGATCAATATTGACAGAACTTAATTGACCAACAATCTTTGCACGTAAAACTTCAGCACCATTCGTACCAGAAGGCACAATTTTGCCATTTAGAAAATATACATCTTGATTATTATTATCAACTATTCTTGCAAACTCACCTGACTGGAAAAGTCTTTCAATATTAGAGATAAAAACTTCTGTCTTATTACCAGCCAACACCACGTTTTCAATCGTGGCAATAGATTTTGTGGTTTCACCAAAAACTCTTAGGTTTGTGGTAATTAAGAAATTTGAATCTAGTGATGCTAATTTTAAACTCTTAGCAACATACCAAGTTCCTGAAGATGCTTTGAGTACAGCATCACCTGTGTTGAAAATATCAAAATCTGAATTAAATAATACTCTAAACAAAAATTGATAAGAAGCTATTGTACCTTTAGTCTGATACAACTGCCTTGCAGCTTTAATTGCCGTTTGTTCACTAATTAGTGCATCTTTTGGAAAATATGGTAAAAAATCATTAATAAAGTATTGAAGAAATTGATCCGTTGTGGTATCAATATCTTTATAAGCCAATAGATTTTTAGAAGCATCTAATAAATTACCATTTTGTTCCATCCATTCATAGTATGCTTCTAGGAATAAAACAAAATTGGCATAGTCCGGGTTTTCTGTTACAAAAGCCGGTAACTGTGAACCTACTAGTAGAGAATTCTTATTTGTTATCATTTACTTTATGTAGTAATGTTGACAACAACAGATAATGGATCAAACGGATCAACTGTAATGATTCTATTAAATGCTGATGAAATGATTGTGGTTGTCGGATTTGCAGTAATTGTTAATTGCCCCAAAGGATTATCAACATCTAAAGGACCAAAACTATTTAATGTAACAACACCGTTCACATAGTCTACGGTACCAACATTATTATTAAATATTGTTTTAACATTCAATGCATTATTATAATATGACCTCAATTGTCCATATTGTCCTTGCAATATAACAACGGCTGCACCAAGTTGACCTGTTGTGTCATTTGCAGCATTAGTAATTACGGCTAAAGCACTTGTATAACCTGTACCTGCATTGGTAACAACGATTGATTTAATTTGTCCATTACCATTCAATATAGCTTCAGCTGTTGCACCTGTACCATCACCAGAGATTGTTACTGTCGGTGGATATTGATAACCAAAACCAGGATTGATAATTGATAATGAATCTACACCAACAGATTGTACTGGTATTTCTTCAATGTAAATACCATCAATTATATTAGATGCATTTGATGGATCTCTAAATTGAACTGCTGGAGAACTATTGATACCACTTAACAATATACCCCTTTGTAATGGTGTATTGAAGTAGAAATTATATGTTGTCGGTGTGGTTAAATTTGGATAGAATTTCTTTTGTACTTGTATAGAAAAATCTGCCGTAACAATAGATGGGTCAGCAGTTATGATTGCCGTATTTAAAGCAGATGAACTAAAAGTTGAATTAAAAGTATTAAGAGTTGTTGATGTAAAATTATTAACAGCTGCAACAATTAAAGATTGTAATTGACTTGATGTATAGTTTGTCTTCTTAGGATCATAACGTACATTTGCCGTGACTTTTATGTATGTGTAATCCGGATCTATAATAACTGGTCTAACTGTCATTACAGAAATTGGAGTAATGATTTCATTAATGATTTGTTGCTTTTGTACATCTGTTAGTGTATAAGAACCGGATGGTTTTAATGCAACATAAACTTGTCCATATGCTGGTGGATTATTTTCTTGGCCACCCCATACGTTGACAGCATCAAATTTAATACCTAAATTATTTTGACTAATCAATGTAATATAATCTTCTTTAGTTACCGCTCTATTCTGAGATGAGAAGGCTTTTGGTGCCTGGAATTTAATAGAAGAAATAGATTCTTTTGCTCCACCTTGACCTGTAGCAACTACAGAAAATGTAGAGGTGTTTGAGTAACCAGCAATTGAATCTAGTAATATAAAGTTGTTTGCACCAGTTGCTAACGGTCCTGCTGTAACGATATAAGAGATTCCAACAATATTACCATCAACTAATTGTTGTCCTAATATACCATCACCAAAGTAAATTTGATAGTTGCCGTTTTGACCTTCTTGTAAAAAGTAAACAGCATCTGAACCGGTTAATTGTAAATAACTAGGTGCCAATGTGAAGACTTGATAAGCTGAATTGGTACTACTCTGTTGTACAGAAACCACCAATGTTGTTGTGTCTATATTAACATCTGGTATAGTAAAGATATAGTTTGGATTGGTTGCCGAATCCACCAAATAAGATTGAGTAGTTGGTATACCTTGTTTAATGATTACATTATTAAACGTAGCCGTATTGTTCTGTACGTTGACCGTATAAGAATCTGTAGTAACAAAATTATAGTTTACACCATCAATTGCTTCCGACAATAGATTAGTAAATTTAGGTAAAGTCAAAGAACTTTGTGTGACTTGATTAATCTTAAGATTGATTGTGGCTGAAGGTGCAATTGCAGATTTTGGTACATAGTCCAATAATTTTGCCTGAGAAACCACAGAATTACGTGACAATGCAGTATCTAGGAACATCTCATTGGCAACCATGTTCAGGTAAAAAGCATTGTATTGTGTATTATATGCCAAAACATCCAACAATGTAGATAGTGCAGAACCTTCGTAGTTATAGTCTTGCAAAACCGGTTGTGATTGCAGGAATGTTCTAAGATTGTTTTTAATTGAATTAAAATCCAAATCTGTTACTTGTATATTACTGTTAGCTCCTGCCATATTATCTATCTCTTTCTAGTAGAAGTGTTACTGTTGTAGGTAGTGTTGCGTTGACCAAATAATAAGACAAAGTAACATAATAACCATTTTTGTCTGGTGACGGATTAACACTTACTGTTGTGAGTTTTGCTCTCGGTTCGTAATTGGCGATTAAATTTAGAATTTCTTTCTCTAATATTCCTGCTGATACTGGACCCATATTCTCAAATAAGATATTGTCTAAATTTGAACCTAAATCTGGATTAAACAGTCTATCATAGTGCCTTGTCTGTAATAGGTTTCTGATAGAACGAGTTACAGCTGTAGTATCATAACTTAAAGCAATATCACCCGTTACTGGTTTCTTAGTAAAGGTGAAATCTAAATCCGAGTATAATTTGTTTATTGTTGCCATTGTCTATTTATCGTTATAAAATTGGCGTAGCAATAATACCAGTTACTCCAGAACCATTCTGTACACCAGGGTGTACGTGAGCATTAATACCGACTCTAACCGATTCTAAAGTACCAATATAGTCGTTGATGATAGGTGAATTTACTGACACGGAAGAAGTTATAGTTCCTGGTAAAGCCGCCAAAGTAGGTACTCCAGCGTTTATAAATCCTGTTGTTTGTATACCTATGGCTGCAGAAACTTGCATTTGTGAAGTAATATTACCAATAGCCGCAACGGTTTGATTCGTTCCAATATCACCATTCACATTTAAATCTGCGTTTATATTGACGTTTGCCGCACTTATATTGAAGTCTCCTTGTGCATTAAAGTCAAAATCACCATTCACCGTCTGTTCACAATTGCCTTCAACAACTTGGTTTAAATCACCTTTGACAGTTTGATATACATTACCATCCACTTGATTGTATGAATCTCCTTGTACGTGAAATACGGAGTCTCCTTGTACAGTAATATTACAGACACCTTTAATCAATACATTTTTGTCTTGTATAGTGATTTCATAACCATTTCCATACACCTTGTGCACTTCATCACCATTAGGATGCATTTCAATAAATGTTCCAGAACGGTGTTGCAATCTAACTCTTTCTCTTGTTGGAGTATCATCCATCTCAAGGAAGTGACCAGATTCTGTTTGTTGTATGTTATTGTATGGGTATATTGGTTGGTAATCCGTATTAGCTGCGGATTCCGGTTCAGTCCATGATAAGTCAGCCATTTAAAATCCTTTTTATTACACCTATGTATTAGCACTTGGTGATGCAGCTACAATACTCTGAGCATTATTGATAGAATCTTTTAAAGCCGCAGTAGCTTCACTTAAACATTGTGCAAATAAAGCTGCTAATTTTGTAGGTAAACTTTCAATATACGCTATAAGTTTTTTTACTTGTTGTATATAATTTTGTATTGCGGATAGTTTTGATTTAATATCCTTTGCATATTTTTGAATAATCTTAAATTGTGCTTGTATGGCCTTTGCGGCTGCTCTAACTTCATCTGCAAATGGTGATGATGAAGTTGATTTCCATAATGCGGCTAGAGCTGTTCTGATAGCCTGAACAACTTGTTTAATCTGTAACGATACTAAAGCAATATTGTATTTAATTCCTGCTGAGATATCACAAACGTGAACTCTATCAGAATTTGTTTTAGCAATAGCTGTATTCGCAACAATACCTCTTGCAAGTGGTGGTGTTGTTGGTTTACCATTAGTGTATCTTACTTGTCCAGCAGGCATTTGAGGTCCTGCAGCTTTCTGTGCTGGTGTTTGTGGGTTTTGAAAACCTTTATTACCACTTGAACCAGTCTCAGAACCTGCCTCTCTATATATTCCAGGCATAACTCCTGTCATAATAGGAAACTGTGCAGACATACCATCACCAAAGAAACCAGTCACCCAATCACC